ATCCTTCACCGTATATTCTGTCTTGTTTTTCATATAGACCGAAAGGATATTCATCCAAATGTTTGGATGGCACGGGTCAGTCTCCTCGCGATAATTAATAGCATCCGTAGATATCTTGTATAATTTAACATTAACCTTGCCCTCGGCGCCTGCCACGACCGGAATCATCTTCTTGACAATTAAACCATAACTGAAGGGGTTCGTATTAATATGCGCGTACGCTTCGTGAATGTTATTAAATTGTAGCGGATATTTGACGCCCGCATTCAACAGCGACGGAATAATAGACGACATAATGTCATTCTCGGCGAGCGAACTACGATGCTTGGTATTTATGTGAAACATCTCCATATAATTCTCACCAAGCAGACCAGTATAGTCAATGATATGTTTGTTATCGTGATGGACTATAATAAACTCATAGGCCATACTCGGGTCTAAATGCTGTACGAACAGGCCTCGCAGTTTTACAGAGAGGCTTTCGGCTCCTTCGTCGGCCCCGCATATCACGCCATCATTCGCCGTGATATGGCTATTAAAGTATTTATATAGGATTTCGTCAAGCATATTGCCGTGCGTTTTGGTAGGATGCGAGAACTTTGAACTATTCGCATCGGGGCAACTTGATGTCCCGAAGTACCACTCGTCCTTGTAATGATAAACCGTGATGATTGTGCCGTCATACGCCTCATATACCTTGTCGTCTTGTGAAAAGAGCGTTGTAATGTAGTTATTATAGGCGATTCTCTCGGGAATAGAGTTGGCATAGGTGACGACGATATTATTGTTACAGTTGAGGCTGAAGTCTAGGACGACGCTCCTACACTGCTCGTAAAGTTCCTTGAAGTCATCTACGTTGTTCCTAATATATGTATTGTGAAGAAGGACGATATCACTGCGACCCTTGAACTTCTTGACTTTCATCATCGGCCACAGGTGATACTTCTTCAACAGCGAAATCAGGCAATTTGCGTGAGTCTCACGGGTCTCGTGGGTCTCGTGGGTCTCGCGAGTCTCACGGGTCTCACGGGTCTCGCATTCTACACTAGATACTTTCATAGTATTTTTCTGTTCGTAAAGTGAAAACGTCTCTTCAATAAGTTGGTAAAGGTTGGTGGGAAATCTAACAGCGGAAACAGCGGAAGTCATTGTAGAATTGCGATAGGACGATTGAGACACGAGGATACACTTTAATTGTATTAATACATATATTTAATCTTTTATATCAATTTTTATATATTTAAGGAAAAATAAATAATATAGCGAAATTGCGAAGCTATGGGAGTCGCATTACTTTTCAGGTTTTTTATAGTATTTATCAAACCATACTTGGCCGACTTGCTTGGATGCCTCTTCGCTCGTAATATTTTTTTTGATAATTTCTTCTCGCATAGATAAAAAATACTCAAAACTAGAATAGTCAAACCCCCCTTCTTTAGAGACCATTTCAAAGAGCATAGGATACCTGTCAATGAAAAACTTGTACTTCTCATCTTGTGTCATATTATTAATAATATTGGCGTGAGGCAAAGGATGCTTCTTTCCTTTATTCTCGTGAAGAACGCTCATAATATCTTGAACGACTTCACGAATAGCCTTGTTATCTAAACCGTCGCTTAAGAAGTCTAGTCCCGAATCCGGACCCGTATTCGCCTTCTTACTATTTACCCCTCCAGATTGACCGTCGTTATTCCTCTTTTTATTTGAACTCATCTTTGTAATATGGATACGTATATGTGAATATGTATATTTATATGGCTTATTCTTTATATTCTTTATTCTTTTATAAGTAATATTTAGATTTTTTTATTCCTTCTATTGTAATAGAATAAATACAAAAATGAAGAGTGAGTTAATGTATACCGAGCTAGATTATAGTCCTAATGTGAAAGCACCAGAACCATTAAAAAACGCAGGATTATATACTGGCGACGTCTTGTTTGATAAGAAGCCGTGGGGTAATAATTATGTGATTCCACGTATTGAACCCGACGCCGTCGCTTACAGTTCCCAATTTTACGCAAGTCATCATATACCGTCTTACAATAGACCTGGTAATAATACCATAAATAGCGAGGCATATAAAAAATATAATATACCTGAATCTAATAATACATATACATTCTCCTGTCATACGAATGAGAATACCGATTAGGAAGCGACGGGCACGACGGTAGCGGCGATAGCAAGCGTGACGGGCGCGACATTAGCAGTAGTAGGCGAAGGTTTTTTAATTGATTCCTTGTGTTTTACTAGGAAGTCGGTAATATATTTGTAAGTTTCATCAACCTGTTGGAATGTGATACCGCCAGTAATCAATACGCTACCGCTCTCAAACAAAGCACCTGTAACCTTTTTACATTCCCCGATATTTTGCCCTGAACCTTTGCCATAACAATATTTAGGACACGAGCAGATTCCGTTCTTATTTTTATTATTAATATTCCAAAAGTATTCTAACTTTACACCTTGATATATCCCTGGTTGAAAACTACATTTGTTATTATGCTCGTCGCCAATAAATAGCTTGTGTATTTCCTTCCTTCTAATTTCAAAACCCTTTGTGAGTCCAGTGTCGCAATACACTTTAAAGTCGGTGTTTATCATACGTATCTTGAAGTTTTGATATTTCAAATCTAGCTTATAGTCTGGCTCGGCATTCACGATGATATTTTTGTCAATATTATTATATATTAAGGTGATGTCTTCAATGATATGATTGACGATATGCTCGGTATCTTTGATATCTTTGATACCTGTAAGCTGTATGTTCCCGTTTTTAAATATCTTCACATTTGGTATATATTTATCACTGAACTTATAAATAACCGTAACCTGATTATCAAACCTGTTCTTTTTCATCGTGTTCTTCTTGCTCTTCCTTCGCTTTTTAGGATACACGCCTTTAGACGCATCAACTCCGTTCTTCATAAACTGAACCCATACGACCCCCTTGTCTTCCCCTCCAATAATATTCTCTATTACCCGAATATTATCAAAGAGAATCCCTAGGTTTATGTTGAGATTATTACCGACGTTCGCATTACACGTGATGGTTGATATCCTATAAGGTGAAAAGAAGATGTTCGCGGCTGCGGCTTCAGCGGTGGCGGCTGTAGAAGTAGTAGCAACAGTTGCGGTAGCTGCGGCTGCGTTACTCATATTCAATTGTATAGTGTTATGTTATGTTATTGTCGCATATATATAAGGATATATGCCTTTATATCATTTTTTATTTGTTTAATAAGTTTAATAAAAATAAAGAACTGTAATGTTACTTTGAAACGATTAGACTGAGTTTACTATCAATGGTATTCGCGTTAGTGGTCGCGTTAGTGGTCGCAATAACATTCTTATTCTTTTTAATATTCTGGTTATCCAGTTTAATGTGCATGTTATCCGTAATATTCTTAAGATACGAGGTATTCACAACTTCATAGCTAAAGTTCGTAGAAATCATTGGCGGGAGATTTAGAATATATGTCTTATCGTTCGTATAATGCCCTTTACGAAACTCCTCAATTGACATTGGGCCATTAAAGATTTTTAGTAAAAATCTAGAAGGTGCTGGGCGAATCGGGTGGCTGAATCCGTAATGCTTACTAAGCATCTGTATTAGGCTGTTAATTTCCCATACCTTGTCGCTCCCACAATGCGAAGAGAAGTTATAAGCGTTCGCACATTCAAGCGAACAGAAGTTCCCGAACAATACGTAGGTATCCGTTTTGATATTGTATTTATAGGGCATCCCAAACGTCCTATCAACAATTGGATGACAGCACCAGTAACAGTTATTACTTGAGTTTAATATCTCCTCCTTGTTAGGCACCTTCAAAGAATACTCGCTATTACTATTATCAAATATGATATTATCTTGTATAGTGCTATACGTATTATTCTCATTAATATAAAAACAATTCGGTTCATATGGCTCGGGAAACTCGGCGCACGTATTATTATCCGCTATGTTTAACTTATTGATTTGCGTGGTTGTTAATGGCAACTGTAATATGATGTCCTCGTTGTCAACCACAGAGATATCCTTAATTATTGTATTCATCAGGTTCTTCTTCTTCTTCGTGTCGCTCGCATTATCCTCGCTCGTTTTCGCTTTTCTAGGCATATACAATTTATAAGCGAAGCCGTACGGATGCCTTATATAAAATATATATGCGTTTATTATTTATATAATTATTTCGTAATATCTACGATATCCTAGATATCTACGATATCCTTGTTTTTGTCAAAGTAATCCTTAAAATACACAATATTTTTAATCAATGAATCATTCATATTCTCGGTTACGTTTTTAATACTCGGTGTGTCAAACTTAACATTAGCCTTACCACCAGCCTTACCACCAGCCTTACCGTCAGCCTTGGTATCATTAGATATACACTTCATTTTAATTTCCCTTATTTCGTTATTTAAGGAGTTTATAGTATCTATTAAATATTTTATAATGTATCCTGATAATAATATTAGGATTAATACTAGCAAATCCATTCCTTTAATTAAATAAGAATATAAAAAATAAATAAAGCCAGCACGCGCTAACTAGCTAGCTATCTACCTATCTAGCTACCTAGGTAGCCAGACAAAATTACAGCTACCATTAATAACCGAGAATACGTTAATCACCCTCGTATATATTATTACGTCTAGTTTAACATCATTCTCGTCAATATAAGGTACCGCCTTCCTTCTCATCAGTTCAAACAGGTATTTGAACTCGTCATTCCTCGTAATATCCTTTTTCATATTGCTATTGCCCCGATTATTGATATTCATATATATAGACGTAGTAATCATTTGGTTATTATAGGAGCCTGCGCTCATTATCTTCTCGGGAAACAAAGAGAACGAATAACTGTATATCCCCGCCCGTGGCACATTCGTATGATATTGATAGGGCTGTATGTTATTATAATAGTACGCCTTCTGGTCTTCGCGGACTATAGTATCCGCCCATTTAATCTGGGCGTCATCTAATATTCCCATCGTCTCGTTATATCTATGCGAAGCAGTATAGTTGTCGTGTATATTAAACTTCTCTGGTAAATCGGTTCTACGCAATACCCAGATAATCTCCTTGATGTGATTATAGGAGCTCGTAAGCGTATAATTACCCCCGTAGCTCGTAATATTTAAAGCAGGGAATGTCTGTCTCTTCACGTAATCTACGACATATTTGACGACCCCCTCTTCGCGCAACGACTTGCTCCTGTATTCACTATCCAGAAATATGTAATTAACATCTAAAGTACATTGTATATAAGTCGGGTTCCTTATAAAACTGCTGATTTTTATGGCTGTCCCGCTGGCGGCTGTGCTGTATATACTATTATAGAACACAGGCGATACATATAACTTCAGCTTATCGCACCAAACTTGGTAGAGTTTTTCCATGTCATTTATGCGAATATCAACCTTTATCTCCTGATTCTGTATCTTGTATAATGGCAGTGCTAGCGACGGATTACGGGTAAACCAGAAGTTCAACGGTATCTGTAATGTACGCCCTTTTATTGAAGGATTATTCGTATCTGCCAGCGTCTTATCTACGGACGGATATATCTTGTTATATAAAATGTTGTTTCTAATCACATACCTCGTGTTGTTGTTATTAGGGCTCGTGTATTCGGGAATATTCCCAATCAACTTGTTATACTCTACGCCATCCTTGTTCGTTAGTTCATTCCAAATATCCATCCATTCGCCATATATCTCGTCTATGATACTTCCTTCAACCCTTATGACGGCCGTATTAATAAAGTGATGGCCTACATTATTTATCCACCGAAACCTATGCGTGTCTGTAGAATATATGTCAGGCAAGTTAAAAGACAAGTACATATTACTTATTAAATCGCCGTAGCGTTGTATTTTGAACGTCATAAGAGTATCGTTTGTGGTCGCGATATTGACGAGATTTATAGAGGCGTTATTCAAAGGTGTGATATTCTTGTTTTCCATAGAGAAATTGACGTGCTTATTATAGACGTATTTGTAGTAATTAATACAAGGTGTTAAATTGATATATGAATCCATCTGTCCTCTTAAAACTAACTGTGTTATACCACCGCCCATAATTACTGTATATTATTGATACTTTAATATTATCTTATATAAATATATTCCATCCCTATCACGCATCCTAATCCTTTTTATTCTCGTATTTATTTATAAACTCTAGTAGATTCTCCTTGCTTCTTTCTTCCTCAAACGAGTCAATCGCCTTCGTATTACTGACACTATTATCTACCATAATAAATGTCGGGAAACTAGAAATCTTCATAACACTGAAGCGGTCGGCATTATCGTCACTATTATATTTCTTAAGCTCCACGTTATTGAAAGTCATGTTACTTAATTCATCCCAAATACCTTCCTTATTAAACTTTACGCAATACCCGCACGATTCCGCATAATAATATTCTAGGGTGTATCTTTTAGCGCCTGACGTCCCACTGAAGAAGGTTTCCTTTATCAATTCCTTATTTAATATCAGGATGGCGAACGCACCTATCACTGATATTATAACAATAACGAAGAGTGTGCTATTACTAGAACCGACTCCCTTATCTGTCCCGAAACCCAATCCAATTCCTCTACCAACCCTTTTTATGCTCCTACTAATCCCCACGCCCATTCCCATTCCCATTCCCATACTCTTTGAAAGTTTAGTCATTCTATCCTAATATAGACAAACATATTATCTAATTATCTAATTATCTAATTATCTAAATAATGTTGTTGATAATGTCGTAGTTATTATAATATTTTTTAGAAATTTCCTCTTTTATATTTGCGTTATCTGGAGTAAATGCTATATATGTA